TACACTGGCGCTTTAGGCGCAAATTGCACGATAACTTTAGCGCCTAACACGATTTCAAAATTATGGTTTATTGAAAATGCAACTACTGATTCAGGTAGTTCAGGACCATACAGCATTATTATATCTCAAGGATCTGGTGCAAATATCACTATACCAAATGGTAAAACTAAATTAGTTTATACAGATGGAGTTGGGTCTGGAGCTGCTGTAGTTGACGGTTTTGATAAAATAGATATAGGTGCTAATGCAACAAGAAACGGTGGCAGTTTTAGTGATGTTACTGCAACTTCAACAACAACTTTTACCAATAAAACTTTTGATGCAGACGCAACAGGTAATAGTTTAACTAATGTAGAAGATGCCAATATTAAATCAGGTGCTGCAATAGATGCTACTAAAATAGCTGATGGCTCAGTAACAAGTACAGAGTTTCAATATATCAATACACTTTCATCTAACGCACAAACCCAAATAAGTGCAAAATTAAATTCAGCTTTACCTAATGATGCTTGGATTAGTTCCGCTGATGGCAGGAATAGACTTTATTTTACTTCAAACGCTAATACTGTAATGAAGTTTGATACTCAATGGCGAGTTGATAATAATTCTGGCTCTACTATGTTGAGTTGTGATACTAGCGGTAATTTTACAGCTACGGGTAACGTAGGTGCATATTCTGATATGGCGCTGAAAGAAGACATTTACCAAATAGAAAACGCTTTAGAAAAAGTAAATCAATTAAGAGGCGTTCACTTTACTCGTAAATCAAACAGCTCAAAAGAAATAGGAGTAGTAGCTAACGAAGTAGAGAAAGTGGTGCCAGAGCTAGTAGATGAACATGAAGACAAAGAGTTAGGCACAGTAAAAACTATGAAATACGCTAATACAGTAGGACTACTTATAGAAGCAGTTAAAGATTTAAGTAAACAAGTAGAAGAACTGAAAAATGACTCTAGCAACTAGCGGTAACTTAACTTTAAATCAAATACACATAGAAGCTGGAGGCTCCTCTGGTTCAGCATGCACAATAAACGATACTGATATTAGAGGCCTACAAGCAGGTGCTGGACAAACTATAAATTCTAGTTCAGGCACTGCTATTGAAATAGGAGATTTTTATGGGGCTACTAATGATCCAAGAACTAGTTTAACAGGCTCTCCAAGTTTAACTGGTACTCTAACAGTCGCAGAGAAATATTCTGTAATTTATATTGTTAACAGTCAATATACCACTAGACATAACGGTTATGTAAATTCAAATATAAATTTAGGAACAGATAGTGTAGGAAATAATGTTCAACCTATGGGTGCTTGGCTAAATAACTCTACTTGGATGGGAGCAACTGTAGCAGGATTTTATTCTAGCTATTCAAGTGCTGCATTTTTTGGCGGTGTTCCCACTGCCGTAACCTATACTTTTGCTTTAGATAATGCAGTTTATAATTCTGGTTGGACTTCTATTTCTCTATATCATCCTTACAGTAATTATAGTAATCCTTATGTATTTACAAGAGCTTCTGCAAATTATTCTTATTATACAGGCAGGACTATTTGGACTTGGACTTTAAACACGTACACTCCTTACAATGCCTCAGCTGGTCCTGAAAATTTAATATTGGGTTCTCCTAGAGTTAACTCGTATCAAAGTACAGATTATCAAACATTAACAATTGCATGATATATTAAGGATATGGAAACTTTATTATGGATAATATTTGTATTAGTAGTTGGTAAAGCTTTATTAAAAGCTGTAGCTCCTTATGCAAATAAAACTTTAGACGATAAGTTAAAAGGGTATTGGGAAGATTTAAAAAGTTATTTTTAATTTAGATTGCAGTGGACGATCTAGTTAAAATAATTAACGAAGTAGGATTTCCAATAGCAGCAACTTTAGGTTTAGGATTTTTTCTTTGGAAACTTTTAAACAAAATCATTAATGGCATGGAACAAAAAATAGATGTAGTTGATGACAAGATAAATGAAAGCATGGCAGCTATGGAAAAAAGACTAGATTCTAAATTAGACTCGCAAACGGGTATATTAATTCAGCTAATAGACAGAGTTAGATCTGTAGATAATGAAATAATACGACAAGATGTTTTGTTAAAAACTTTGTTAAATGCGCCAGAGCTTATAGAGCCTGATAAATTATCTAAATCCGAAAGAGATGACAAACGTAAAGATTGATATAAAATGTAACGAAATATAAAAAAACATGGCAAGAACTACAGTAACAGAAATAGATAAAAGACTTAGCTCACATGAAGCAGCTTGTGAACAAAGATGGAGAGAAAATTACAGACGTTTAGATGCTATTGAACAAGGCATTACTTCAATAAACAAAAGTATAAGGAACAGTTTAATTTTTACCGTAACGGTATTTTTAAGTGTTACAGCTTACTTAGCGCAACAAACTCTTTTTTAACAAGGTAGGTATTTAGTATGCCTTACAATAAGATTTTATTTAAACCCGGAATAGATAAAGAAGGGACCAGTCTTACCGCAGAGAATGGTTGGTTCGATGGCAATCTAGTTAGGTTTAGAAAAGGACTTCCAGAAAAAATAGGAGGTTGGGCAAAAAATTCTAGTTCTACTTTATTAGGAACTCCTAGAGCCTTACACGATTGGATAAAATTAGATGGTACAGATCTTTTAGGCCTTGGTACTACTTTTAAATATTACATAAAAGAGGGATCTAATTTTAACGATATTACTCCTCTTAGGGAAACAACCTCTGCTGGCGATGCAACATTTGCTAAAGTTGGAAATAGCGACGCTACGATAACAGTTACTGAAAATGGACATGGAGCTTCAATTAATGATTTTGTAACCTTTAGTGGAGCTGCAAGTTTAGGGGGTAATATAACAGCAACTGTATTAAATCAAGAATATCAAATTGCTAGTATTGTTGATGGTAATAGTTATACCATTGAAGCAAAAGATACTAGCGGCAACTCTGTTTTAGCCAATTCTTCTGATAGCGGAAATGGTGGTGGTAGCACAGTAGCAGCTTATCAATTAAATGTTGGATTAGATTCTTTTGTAGCTTCTACTGGTTGGGGTGCTGGAACTTGGAGTTCTAGTGGTTGGGGTTCTTCTACTCCTTTAGCAGCCAACAATACATTAAGAATATGGACTCATGATAATTTTGGCGAAGACTTAATAATAAATCCTAGAGCAGGTTCTTTATTTAGATGGGACGCTACCAATGGATTAACAACTAGAGCAGTAGAATTACAAAATATATCTGGAGCTAATTTAGTTCCGACTCGTTGTTTGCAAGTACTAACTTCTGATATTGATAGGCATTTAATTGTTTTAGGTTCTGATACTTTAAATGCAAATGGTACCGCAAGAACTGGCGTAATAGATCCATTATTAATATCTTTTTCTGATCAAGAAAATTTATTGGAGTTTGAATCTAAAGCTACTAATACAGCTGGTTCAATAAGAATATCCTCTGGATCTTTAATAGTAGGGGCATTAAAAGCTAGGCAAGAAACTTTAATCTGGACTGATGTTTCAATGCACTCGCTACAATTTATTGGCGCTCCGTTTACTTTTGGAGTTAATTTAATTAGTGAGAGTGTTGGTTTGATTGGGCCAAAAGCAGCAATAAATGCAGACAACGGAGCTTATTGGATGGCAGCAGATGGATTTTATTTCTACAACGGTTCTGTTCAAAGATTGCCTTGTTCTGTTTTAAATCATGTTTATGATGATATGAACTTAAATGAAGTTTACAAAAACTTTGCTTTTACTAATAGAGAATTTAATGAAGTAGGCTGGTTTTATTGTTCTAGTTCATCTACTGAACCAGATAAATATGTAGTCTTTAATTACTTAGAACAGGTATGGAGCATAGGAGAATTAGCAAGATCCTCTTGGATTGATAGAGGTATATTTCAATACCCTATGGCAATTGGAAAAGATAGTAATTCTTTTTACTTATACGATCACGAAAATGGTAATGATGCTGATGGCTCGCCAATGGATAATGTTTTTATAGAGTCAGGAGATTTTGATTTAGAAGATGGCGATAAATTTATTTCAGTTAGAGAAATAATTCCAGATATAAGATTTACCGGGAGCAATGGTAACGCAGCATTAAATGTTGTTTTAAAAACCAGAGACTTCCCAAATGATACACCGACAACAAAAGTTACCTCATCAATCACTAACACAACAAAAAAAATAGATACTAGAGCAAGAGCTCGACAAGCGATTTATAGAATAGAGTCTGACGATGACAACGATGTGTCGGTAAGAAACGGTATGGAGTTTAGATTAGGAGCAACTAGATTTAATTTTAGAGAAGACGGAAGAAGATAATGGCCAAGATACTAGAAACTAGATTGCCTTTAGCTGGGTTAGAAATAACGCCAGAAGTATTTAATAGATTAGTCAGAATATTAGAAATAAATCTGCAAAAGGTAGACTTAAATGCTACGCCTATAACAAACGAACAAAGAAAATTAATAGATAATTTTAATCCAGGAGATTTAGTATTTAATACTGATACTAATCTTTTAGAATTTTTTGATGGTTCAGGTTTTAAAGATATTACAAGTACATCAAAAACTTCTTTACAAGCAAATGCTTCTTTAGGAGAAGTAACTGTTAATGAAGAAGGATCAATATCAATAAAGGTGAGTATATAAAATGAGTAAATGGGATAGCGATACTAAATTAAGTAAAAATTTTAAACTAAAAGAGTTTGAAAAAAGTTTTGTAGCAAAGAGAAAAAATATAGATAATTGTGTTCATGATGAAGAAACTTTTAAAAACCTTGAACGACTATGTAAAAACATCGTTCAACCAATTAGGAATCATTTCAAAATTCCTTTTAGCCCTAATAGTGCTTATCGCAGTATCACTCTTAACAGATACATTGGCTCTTCTGATACTAGTCAGCATGTATTAGGTCAGGCGGTAGATTTAGAAATACCTAGGGTAAACAATCAAGATCTTTTTGATTATGTAAAAAATCAATTAAATTTCGACCAAGTAATTTTAGAATACTATGATGGTGTAAATCCAAGCAGTGGCTGGGTCCATATATCTTATGTATCAGACAAAGATAATAGGAACAGAGCCATGACTTTCGATGGTAGCCATTATAGAATAGTAGAGGATTAAGTATTATGATTGAATCACTAGTAAAGCCAGTAAGCAATTTAATTGGTAAATTTGTTAAAGATAAAGATTTACAAGCTCAATTAGACCATGAGCTATCGACTTTATTTCATAAAGCTAATCTAGCTCAGATAGAAGTAAATAAGATAGAAGCTCAAGGTAAGCCCTTTCAAAGAAACTGGCGACCTTCTGTTGGCTGGATATGCAGCTTTGCATTAGGTTATCATTTTATACTATCTCCTATAATTGAGGTTATAATAAAAGTTTCTGGCTTACAAATAGATATGCCAGAGTTTGATTTTTCGCAGTTATCTGCGATTCTCATGGCACTCCTAGGAATGTCTGGGCTTAGGTCATACGATAAAATGAAAAAAACTGACACTAAAAAATGAAAAATATAAATAAAAATCAACAAGGTTTAAAATCATTAGCATCTGAAAGGCCAGATGTAGTTAGAAAAATGGGCTATGATCCAGAAAGTTTTTACGCTGGTGGTTTAGCTATGTTGGCAGATGGTGGAGGAGTTGATCTTGCTGGATTATCAGATCTTTTTGGAGGCATGGCTGACGAAGAAACTACAGCTTTCAATGCCGTCATGGGAGATGCTATACCTGCAGCTAAAGCAGGCGTAACAAGAGTTGGCGGTTCTATGGGTCCAGATGATGCTATTGAAGAATACAAAAAAAGACAAGCGATAGAAGAAATAGAAGACCAAAAAGAAGATGAAGAGATAGCTGAAATGTTTATGGGCGGCATCATGGATTATGCTAAAGACAGAGTCGGCGCAGTTAAAGAATATTTTTCTCCATCATCTTCAGGTGTAGAACTAACTGAAGGGGCAGAAAAAGGCATAGAAGAAATTGTAGAAGATGCTACAGGTAAAGATGTTGAAGATCTTACAGAAGAAGAAAAAACAGAAATATTAGCTAACCAAGATATAGACAAAAAAGAAAAAGCTGGAAAAGTAGCAGATGGTTTAGCTGCTATAGCAGAAGGTATGGGCGGCATGGGCGGAGGCCAAATGTCTGAAGGATTTGTAGGACAACCTATTGGAGCTAGCCAAGTTCCTTTTACAAGAGTCGGCATGGCTGAAGGCGGAATGGCTGAAGGCGGTATTAGAAACATGTATATGGGAGGAGAAGCTACATTTAGTTTTGCTCCATTAGCTAATGCATACAGTGGTGAGGCAGGAGGATTAGGTGGATTGCTAGAAGATATTACAAATCGTCAACAAAGTAGTACAGGTTTTAACAATCCTGTTTCTGCCAATATGAATATGTCTGGATCTCGAATGGGAGACGAACAAGCAGCAAGTCAAAGACAGATGTTATCTTTAATAGACGCATCTCCTTTATCAGCGGCCGACAAAGCTGTACAAAAACAATTAATAAATTTACAAATAGGACAGCAAACATTACCTTTGAGTCCTCAGTATGTAGCTTCTGATGCACCATACAAAGCGCTTTACAGACCATATTTTTCTGAAGTAACAAAGGCTTATAACGCTGCTAACCCTGGACCTTTTAGTGCTATGGCAGCCCCTCCTAAAGAAAGAGTAGATTTTAATTTAGGTATGCAACCAGATGGCAGAATGGCAGCGCCAAGAAAAGTTGCTGGCGTAGAATATGCAAACGATGGAATGTTAATTGAAGGCAAATTTTTTCCAGAAACAGATGAATTAGTATCTGGCCCTGGAGGAGAGCGTGAAGATAAAATTCCAGCAATGTTAAGCGATGGTGAATTTGTTGTTAATGCTAGAACTGTAAGAGGTTTAGGCATGCAAATGGGCGCAGACCCAATGGATTTAGAAGAACAAAAAGATATAGGCGCTATGGTGCTTGAATATTTACAAGATACTTTAGGACCTAATGGTGAAATGGCTGAGAAAATAGGCGAAGAGGGATTAGGCGCCTTAGTAAGAAGCATGGCATGAGTAAATTTACTTTAGATAAACTTTCTTTTAACGAACAAGATGGCAAAGATATAGCTGATTTTTTAGCTAGATATTTTCACGCCGAACATTCTTTAGATGGTGGCAAGTCTCCTAAAATACATTGGGGGAAAACATCTTGGCAGATAAACAATGTCTTATTAAAAGGCATTGTCTATGTGGTAAGAAAAAACGAAAACATCATTGGCACTTTAGGTTTAAAAGAATGCTCACACTGGTGGTCAGATGACGCTTTTATAGGTGATACTTGGTTCTTTGTTAGACCAGAATTTAGAAATGTTAAAGATGATGTAAAGCCTTCTAATATGTTATTGGAAGCTGGCATGAAATATGCTGAAGAACAAAATTTACCACTGATCATGGGCATATATAATGTCGGCAGTCTGGATAAAGCAGAAAAATTATTATTAAATAAAGGGTTTCACCAAATAGGTGGAACTTATTATAATGGCATAAATAGGTAATATTATGGGTTGTACTTGCGAACAAAAACAACAAGAAGGGCCACCAGCTAAAGCAGTTGAGTTGCCTACTACTGGTTATTCTTTTATATCTCCTTATATAGAGGATTATAGTAGAAGAATATTAGGATCTTATTTTGGAGAGCCTGGGCGATACGAAGGCTTAATATCTCAAGAAAGACCTATACCTATTGAAGGCACAGCGCAACTATCTGACTTAGAAAGACAAGCGGCGACTGGTGCTGGAGATCTAGAAAGATTTGCAGGCTATACCCCAGAAGGAATTAATTATTTAAGAGACGCTGGCGCTTTAGCGAGAGATCCTATGGCAGCAGCTCAAGCTAGATTTAATCCTTATGAAGATGCGGTAGTACAACAATCAATAGATGATATTACTAAAGCTTATCAACAAAAAGATATTGGTATTAGAGATGATGCTTACAGAGCCGGGGCTTATGGCGGTTCTAGAGGAAGACTAGCACAAGCAGAAAATCAAACTGCTTTAGGTAGAGGTTTGCTAGACGCTGTTAGCGGTATTAGAAGACAAGGATTTCAAGATGCTCAAGCTCAAGTTGGTCAAAATATAGGTCAACTATCTAATATTGGTAGTGGCATATCTAATCTCGCTGGTGCTGGACAACAACAAGCGATCGGCAGAATAGGTGCAATGGCTACTCAAGGTGCTGCTGGAAGAGGAATAGAACAAGCAGACATGAGTAGAAGGTTTAGAGCGGCTGATAAACTAGCTGATGAACCATTCAACAGACTACAAAGAGGTCAGCAACTACTAGCTGGAATGCCTGCTGGAGGTGTTTCTGGGGGCACAGGAGCTCAAATATATCAACCACAAGTATTTACTCAACCTTCCCCGTTATCTCAAGCAGCTGGATTAGCTTCTGCTGCTGCTGGTGCAGCAGCCATGAGTGATGTTGAGCTAAAAGAAAACATTAGAAGAGTAGGAGATTATGACAACAACATTGGCTGGTACGAATGGGATTGGAATAATAAAGCTAAAGAAATAGGAATTGAAGCAGAACCTACTGCTGGATTTTTGGCTCAAGAAGTTCTTGAAGTAGAACCAGAGGCAGTAACTGTTAAAAATGGTTACTACGCAGTTGATTACGCGAGGTTAATGAAGTGAGCGAAGGTTTAAGAGAACTTTTAGCGGCACATCTTCTAAAAGATAATGACGATACAAAGACTAATCTTAGAGATATTACAGATATATTTCTTGACCCAGAAGATCCAATCGATCAAGCAGCAACGGCAATGGCCATAACTGGAGCTGGTGTGGTTCCTGCTGCTGGAATTAAAACATTAAACACTGGAAGAAAAGCATACAATTTTTTAAAAAACATGACTATGCCAATCAAAGCTAGTAAGAAACCAAACGAAGATGTACTGAGAAAAGGTGGTAATGCTATCAAAGGAGGTATTCTTGGAGAATCAGCAGTAGATGGAGCAAATTTAGTAATAGAAGGAGTTGAAGGAATGGCCAAAGGTGGCTTGGCTGATTTGCCAGTGCAACAATTAAATTTTGGAGGAATAGCTCTTTTAAAAGCGCTTACCCAAGGCGCTAAAAATATATTTAAAGGTAAAAGCGCAGTTAAAAACCCTAAAACAGATGCTCCATCTTTTGCAACTGATAAGTTTGGCGCGTTTATGCCTGGGTATGTAAAAGGAACATACAAAACTGTAAAAGATTTAGTAGGCCCGCTACCATCTGGACTTACTAGGACTGCCGTTGGTGTAGGTATTCCAGCTTATGCAGCTTCTGCTCTTTATGATTATTTTACTGATGATGACGAAGTTAAAGTTGATTTACAAACTGCTTTAAATGATTCTGCAGCAGCCGAACCAGAGCCAGAAACATTCATAGAAAAACTACAGGCTATGGACCCAGCTTTAGCTAGAGCTTTGATTGCGGGTGGTGCAAAAATGTTACAACCAACCGAAGGGCCAGTAAGAAGTTTCTTAGGGCTTGGCGAATTTGGCGAAGGATTTTCAGAATCTTTGGCTAAATCTGACGCAGCTAAAAGTGACACTACTCAACTTTATGAAGCTTATGTTAGAAAAGCAGAACAAGAAGGTAAAGAAGTATTAGGTCCATTAGAATTTGCTTCTGCAATTGACTTAGGAAGAGATGAAAGAACAGCAATTAAATCTGAACTATTAGATATCTTGAAGAAAAGATATAAAGATGACGATCTTTCGTTGTCAGATGTAAAAATTATTACAGGTAAAGATTCTGAAGATAACGAGATAATTGAAACAGCAGATGCTTTATTAGCTAAAGCAAGTCAAGCAGATTTAATATCTGTAAGAAATGCAATATTAAATCAAGCTGCTCCTTAATCAAAAGAGGTATGAATGCCTATTGTAAATGTAGACGGAAAAAATGTTTTTATTGAAGAAGGCACACCTAATCCAGAGGCAGCAGCTAGGAGAAAATTAAAAAAATTAGCTGGCGGAGAAAGTTTTTTAGGAGATATTGGTAGAGGCATAGGAGCTGGTTTAGTTGGCATACCTCAAGGGATAACTACTTTAGGCTCAACTATAGTTGATGGTATCTTTGATACTAATCTAACTAGAAAACTCAATAACTACTTTGAAAAATTTAAACCAGAAACAAATAGCACAGCTGGGCATGTTGCTCAGTACATGGTGCAGTTTGGACTACCTGGTTTAGGAGTAGCTAGCGCTGTATCTAAAGCTGGCAAAAGCGCAGCAATGTTAAGAAGCGAACAAATGTTAGCTGCTGGCGCAGTAGATGCGGCAGTGGCAACTGATGATGTAGAAACTTTATCTGATTTAATTTTTGACGATGTTAGTGACGAAGAAAGATTGTCTGCAATAGAAGGTTCGGAAGCAGCAGCAAGTAGATTGTTAGATAGAGCGGCAGTGTTTGGCGAAACAGCAGCACTTGTTGGCGGATTACCAATAGCATTGAAAGGATTAGCTAAGACTGGTAGAGCAACGGCAGAAGTTGCTGGGATGGCAGCATCTCCTTTAACTAAGGCAGTTGCTTCTAGTCCAACAACTACCGCTATTGTTAATAGACTTCTTCCTTCTACCGCTGAAAACTATGTACCTATACAAGAAGCTGTAGATGGCACATCTAATAACTTAATGGATCGAGTAATAGAAAGATTTACCTTCCAAGGAGCTTTAAAAAATGATGATGTAGCACAGCTTAAAGAAGCATCAACACAAGAGACAAGAAGACAACTAACACAAACCAGTAATGATTTTGAATCTATCATGAGTGTTCTTGAAAGAGCTGGAACAAGTGGTAATTTAAGTAGATCTGATCAAGAAACTATAGCCAAAGCTATTGGAGATTATTATTCGCCATTAACTAGAATTAGTTATGGAAATAAAAAACTATATTCAGACCCAGTTTTAAGAAATGCAAAAGCAAAAGAAATTCAAAAAGAAGCTTTAGCAAAAATAAAAAGTTTTGAAGGTGACAGAATAAATTATGAAGAGTTAGGAATACCCGAAGGAGGAAAACTATCTACTTTGTTAGAACAACAAAGAGATATGGTAGATATAAATACCAATCAAATTAATACTCTCAAACAAGAATTTATACCAGAAGAGTTGGGTAATATTTTAGATGCTAACTTCGGTCTTTATACCAACAGAAGTTACAAAGCTATGCTTAATCCTAACTTTATCGTAGATGAAACAAAAAAAGAAGCCGCAATAAAAGCTTTGGAAAAATCAATAGCAGGAGCTTCAGATTTAAAAGTTGTTACTCAACAACAAATAAGAACGGAAGCAGAGACGGCTTTTAATAATTTTTTAAAGTATAAAAAATTTGACGCATACCAATTTGAAAATGTAAACCCAGCGATAGATGTTTTTTCTGGGGCGATAAGAAAAGATATTTTGAAAGGCAGAACTTTAGATAGCTTGCCAGAAGTTAGAGAAGCTTTAGGAGAGATAGCTGGATATTTAGAAACAAATTGGAAAGACTCTTTAAACAACACAAGACTCCAAGCATTTCAAACAATAAAAAAACAAGCCAATTTAGTTGGTAAATCTAAAATGTTACAAGACATTAAAAAATTAAATGATGGCGCTGAAACATTTAATGTTAAACCTTTTATCTTTGATGAAGTAGATGTCACAGGAACAACAAATCAGTTTAAGCCTGGAGAAGAATTTGTAAATAGTGCAGGAGTTAAATTTAAAAAGTTTGACGACAAAGCTGGGCCACTAGCTGGTAAGGTTGCTTCAAAAAGATTTCATGACGCTCTACTAGATGCGACTACAAACTGGACTGATAACTTGCCAGAAATTATAGGGGCTCCTTACAAAGCGCTTGTGCTTGGTAAAAGTACAGCACAATATGCTGTAACTGTTCTTAGTCCAAGTGCCCAAATTAGAAACCCAACAGGTGGAGGCATCATGACTTTTGCCGCTGGTAATTTAGGAAGCGGTGGAGGATTTGTAAACGCAATAAGTAAAGTTTTTAATAGGTTTAATAAAGATCCTAACAAACAAAAATTTGAAGAAGGAAAAATTGTAGATAGATCTGCAGGAGTAACTAGGGAGAACCAAATTCAAGAAGTAGATTCTGACTTTATAAAAAGCCAGACTATTAAATTTAAAAGGTTAGGAGTAAATGATCAGTCTGCAACAGCACAAGCTAGAGAAATAGAGGAAGCAGCTAAGTTTGCATCAACCTCTAATCAAATAGGCAAATTTACTGAAAGCGGTCCTGTCAGAGCTCTTAGAGAAAGTGAAGCCAATAAAGCAGCTCAATTCTTTTACACTGGAACTGATAATGTTTTTCGTTCCTTTAATTTTATTAAAGAAAGAGATGATTTATTTAAAGCTTTAATAAAACATGGCGACGCTGATATACCAATTACTTCTGTAAAGAATAAGTTTGCGCTAGAGAATTTAAATCTTAAAACTCAAGCGGTTAATGGTAACGAAATATTAGGCGAAACCACAGTTAAGCAAATTAGAGAATATTATAAAAAAAATCCAATTACACAGGGTCGCATAGAAGAATTTTTAGATGCTGCAGTTAAAGGAAAATTAGAAGGAATAGATGCTGTTCCTAAAACAAAAGCAAAAGCATTTATGGATTTAATAGATGAGGAAGCTGCACAGTTAGCAAAAAATCACTATCAAAATTACAACAGAACAGGATCAATAATAGGCGACTTAGCTAAATTACCTATTGGTACTTTTGCTGCATTTCCCTCAGAAGTTATCAGAACTATGGGTAATATTGGTTATCGTGCTGCTCAAGAATTAGCCAGTAATAATCCAGAGCTCCGAAGAAAAGGTATGAAAAGAGCAGTTAGTGCATTGACCGTTACTACAGCATTCCCTGCAGCAGTCACTGAATTAGGATTGCAATTAACTGGTTCAGACAGAGAACAATTAGATGCTTATAAAAGATCTTTTGCAGCGCCCTGGGACAAGACAGCTACATTAGTTCCTGTCGCTACAGATGATGATGGCAAAATAAAAGAGATGATAAATCTAAGTTATACAAATCCTTATGATTACTTATCTAGACCTTTCGCTAGATTGATAGCCGAAGCCGAAGAAGGAGAAGATAAAGGGGAAGGCATAGTAAATAGATATACTCAAGGATTTATGTATGCTGTGGGAGAGGTAGGAAAACCTTTTGGAACTCCGTCAATGTCTACACAACTACTCGTTGACATTGTAAAAGGAAAAACCGAAACTGGTAGAAAACTATACGCTGCTAACGACACTTTTGGCGACAGAGCAACTAAAGGATTTGTTCACACTATTCAAGGTATGGCTCCTCCAGTTGTGCCTTTTGATGTAGTATCAGATCCAGGCGGTGGTGTATTAGGAGTTGGCTTACAAGTTAAAGACTTTCCAACAGCAGTGTTCCATAGCACTGGCTTGGCAGGCGATCAAAGATTAAAAACTAGCAGAGGAACTAAAATAGATCCAGCAGAGGCTTTGGTTCAAGGTTTTAGTGGTTTAAAAGTTATCAAACCGCAAGTAGCTAGAACACTTAGGTACAGAGGTTTTGAAACAAATGAAATTACTAGAGCTGCAGCAAATGAATTTAATAGAGTTGCTAGGTCTACTAATGTTAGAGATGCAGAAACTTTTATTAAATCATACATACAATCTAACGAAGATAGGTTTAGAGGTATGAGAGATCTTTACTTAGCAATAGAAGACGCTAGAAGATTAGGTCTTGGAGACCAAGAAATATTAAAAGAACTTAAAACAGCTAAAGTTGCTAACGCTGATTACGTTATGGCTGGCTTGTTCAAACCTTCACAACTTAGTGAAGAAGTTATCTCTGAGGCTTATAGAGAAGAATATAATAAAGCTAGAAACTTCTTACCAATAGTTGAAATTGGCGCTACTGAATTAGCTTTAGAAGGACAACAATTAACAGGAGGATTTAGATCTCCTCAAGAAATTTATAATAGGCCCAACGTACCAACAAGAACTCCAACAGTGGCTCCTCAGCCAAGTGCCTTAAGACAACAAGAATTTAATAAACTTCTGGGAATAGATTAAATACCAAACTTAATATGATCGGCGCTACCATTTTTCTCAGCTATTTCTATTTCTTTAATAGCTTTTTCTACCAACCATTCAACCGTGTTAGCACGGGTCCTGTGAGTTAATGATGCAAGCTTGCCTAATTTTTTGTGAGTCTCTTTGTTTACTCCGATGGTTACATGGGTTGCCATTTAGCTTCTCCTGGTATGTTAATTCTTTCTTAAAATATATAAAAAATTGTATAATAAATTATGGGCTATAACAAGAACAAATACGGAGCTATAAAAGTGAAACTAGATGGTATCACATTTGATAGCAAATTAGAGGCCGCCAGATATAAATTCTTAAAAGAATTAGAATCTGCTGGCGCAGTATCAGACATAGAAGTTCACCCGCAGTTTCCATGTTTTGTTGAAGGTAAAAAGATCTGCACTTACATAGCAGACTTTAAATATAAAAACATCAAAGGAGAAGAAGTCATAGAAGATACTAAGGGAGTATTGACTGATGTCTTTAAATTAAAAAAGAAATTAGTAGAAGCAATATACCCGGACGTAACCATAGAAGTAATTCACTCGCCTAGGGCCTAATGACTCAAAAAACCAGGACTTGTACGCTTTGCAAGAAAAGGCGGAAGATTAAATTTTTTGAAGCTAGAGAACAAGTTGGTGGTGGCATAACCTATCGTGGTCTTTGTAAAGATTGTCATGTCATAGACAGAAACAGAAAGCGATCATCGAGTTACAAAAGTTTTTTAAATTTACTTCACAATCAACTAAGACATACTAGAGTTAGTAAGAATCCAGAAAGAGAATGGGAGATAACGCCAGAAGATTTAATAGAAATATGGGAAACTCAAGATGGTCTTTGTGCTTTGTCTGGCGTATTGATGACTCACTATCGAGATGGCAGTGGTAAGAAAGATTTAAATGTAACTATCGACAGAATAGATCCAGAGGAATGGTATGTCAGATATAACATTCAATTGGTTTGTCAGCGTGCCAACATCATTAAACACACTCTGAGCGAGGACATGTTGCTCTGGTGGTGTGAAAATATCATAAGAAATAAAAAGAAATAAAAAATTTTTTTTATATACAAAAATATTTTGTATATAATCCGCGCATGAATTTGAAGAATATACTCACCGGGAGTGCTGGGTATATCATTAGTGTCAGCTTCTCTATATATATGATGAACATATATTTAGCGATCTACACTTAAACCAGTGCTTACTTATAGATCTGTTTTATTTTATAGCCTTTCTCAGAGTTGTTAAGGTTTATCATCTTGCGTTCTAATTTTGGTAATGATTGCCAGAACACTGGAGAGTGTTGGTAATCATATAAACCACAAACAGAACAACGACCGTTTTCCATACTGGTAGGCCAGTGGCAGGCGTTGATGCAAGGATAATCAGCGAGACTAGTAGTTTCGCCTCTAAGACTAGCTATGTTTTTAAATGTATTTAATTTAAATATTTTAGCCATTACGCACCTCTTTATAGAGATATGCGTATTATATAACGATTTTTATATATTATTGCAAACTTTTTGTTAAAAAGGTGTAGGTATCAAACCAAATATAAGTTCGTGATCAGGACAATTTTTCTTATCCATTTGTTGTTTTGGATTTAATAAAACACCTTTCTTACCACAACGCCAAGTAGCCCCGGAAACTTCTATCATTGGCTTTGAATGTTTGCAGTTTCTACAGTTTTTAAACTCTGGTTCTGCCCTACCTAGATAAACTTCTTTAGATTCTTTTGGTAAGTTCTTAACCTTCCAATCGTTTTCACTCAAGAATAAATCTGGTGGCTCTGGCGAAGTAATAATTCTTTTCGCCTTCTCTATCAAAGATTGAAAGAGCTCATCATTATATTTAATTACTTCAGTATAAATATCAGAATTGTTTTTGTTGTAAACCAAAGCTAAAGACTTAGGTAATTTAAAAGCACCCATATAACAATGCACTTGCGCTTCATATTCTAGCGACCAACGCTCGTAACTACTTTCACTAACTAGATTATTAAATCTTCTGTCATTGGAACTCTTAACTTCTAGGACCATAGAATCATCATTATGTTCTGGCAAGTTTTTAACTACGCCATCTATGTGCCCAGAGAAGTGATCGCCAAGTAAAGAAGCTTTGAACTGATCGCCCTTTTTATCTTCAGTAAATACTTCTACGCCATCTGCTTTTTTAAGATACTCAATGACTACATCTTCAATAACATTACCTAGTTCTAAGATCCTAGATACTCTTGGCTCAAACTTATTTGGTGGTAAACACCATCTAAAATTTAACCACAACATTCTTTCGTCTGGATTACCAATCTGACTCATACCTAAATATGGTCGATACTTTGGTGGTTCAGATAACATTACATGATCTATCATTTTATTTATTTTGCTCATAGAAATATCTCCTTATCATTAAAAATTATTTTCTTTACATTAAAATATTTACCTTCTCTTTTTATGCCAACAGACTTAACTCCTTTAAGAGCTCCTTGATTTATCTTGGCCGCTGCTTGTTCAGAAGTTCTAGGCACACCCCAAATTTTTGGATCTACTAAACGGCACCAATGGTTGATTGCTAGTCCGTGCATTCTTGAATGACCAAACATAAGTGGCATCATTCTAGGTAAGAATTGATTATCAACATAAAAGAATACCTTACAATATTTGTTGCCATTTTTAGAGTCAGCAACAGCAGCACTAACACTGGTTACAACTTCTAAAGAACTCTTGTTCTTTTGTTTCTCGTCAGAGATAACTGCTCCAGAATCTGCCTTGGTTTTCTTAGCTACCTTTCTTTCTTCCATAGGCACTAAGAAAGTTAAGAACTCTGCTACTGGGAACTCTTCATTGCATTCGACACATTTCTTTGCATGAGGTGGATTGACAGCCAAACAACTGCCACAGATTTTAGGTCTTCTTATTTTTACTTCTTGATCTGGCTTGGCTGTATCAATACAACCATGTCTAGCAATGTTCTCGCCATAATCTAAAAGCAAACAATTTTCTTTGCCTGGGTACAGTCGCATACCTCGGCCGCACATCTGAACGTAAAGCCCTAGACTTTTAGTTGGTCTTAACATAGCAATACAATCTGTTCTTGGTGCATCCCAACCTTCTGTTAAGACGCCGACATTACAAACAGCATGTACTTTTCCAGATTCAAAATCTTCTAGTATTTGTTTTCTTTCTTCTCCAGGGGTTTCGCCAGTTAGTAATCTTGATTCAATCCCATGCTTCTGCAAATGCATGTTCATTTTCATAGCATGCAATACCGATACACAAAAAAATACGGAAGCTGTTCTGCCTTTGGTATATGCTTTGTCTAACCAATCGTTAATGATTGCGACGATGGTCTTCTCATCCATAGCTAATTTTTCTAGATCGGATTCTTTGTAATCGCCACCTTTAAATTTAAGCTTGGCTTTACTGGCGTCAATAATAGTATTGTCATCTACTTTATAAGAAGTAATCCTAGCTAGATAACCTTGATCTATTAGTTCTGGTATCTTTGCTTGATAAGCAATGTCATGAAAGAAATGATCTTTTCTTTTGCCATAGATATAACCTTGACCCATACGATAAGGCGTAGCAGTACAACCTAAAACACGCATAGCTCGTTCAGCAGACAACTCATTGATTATCTTTTGGTATCTAGTTTGTTCGTCCGGGGATATGTTATGGGCCTCATCAATGATAGTGTAATCAAAGTGCCCAACTTTTTTTAATCTAGATCCAGAGGCTAAAGTATCTCTTGAAGCTACAAGTATTTGAGAATCCAACTCAGATCTTTTCAGCCCAGCTGATAACACACCAACTGGTGCCTCTGGCCATACAGATTTTATTTTCTCTTCTGCTTGTTCAATAAGCTCTTGCCTATGTGCTAAGACTAAAAACCTAGCATCAGAATATTTGTTTATGGTTCTTTTAATAAAGTTAGAAAAGATAACTGTCTTGCCAGACGCAGTAGGCAAACTGAGTAGAGGGTGTTTCTCTATTGACTCAGTTGCAAACCAGCTTTCTAGTGCAGTGATAGCGTCTTCTTGATACGGTCTTAGTTTCATTAATCATCTTCCTTGCCCTCTATATGCTTTGAAGGACTTTCTTTTATTCTTGTTCATACTACTGAACTTTACATTGCGCGAACCTTGGCTAGTCTTTTTATACTTAGCCCTAGATATGTGTATTTTTACTTCTCTTCTTATGGCCATCAGTGCCTCGTTTTATCTTTACTTTCCATTTGAAGTTTAACAGCGTCGAGTACTTCTTCTTCATCAAGCTCCTCTGGATCTATTACATAATCTTCATTCATAGAGTTCCAATCGGTGTTAGCTCCTCCAGCTAAATTGCCTAGCATATCTGCTTGAAAGAAAACTTCTTTTCTAGTCATGCCTTTTTCTTTAGCAATATCGTTAATGACTCTGCCCCAGGATGCACCGATCAACATCGTTGCTTCATTGGTACTGTGTTCCAATACGTCGTAAGTGACGCAACAAACATAGGTTAATAATACTTCTAATAATTTATGTGGACTTTTGATTTCTCCCATTCTTTTGTTGAATGACATCATGTGCATTCGTAATTCTTCTAACAATTCCTTCTTGGAGATCACTTCCAAATCTATTTTGTCTTCTTTCATATAACACCTTCGCTCTCTTTAATCTGTTTATCGAAACAACACAAGCCGCAACTTCGTCAAATAATTCAACTGGCAGTATGTGATTGTTTAACTTATATATTTTTGCTAACAACTTCTCAGAGTTAGCGACTAATTTTTTATCATCAATCATATTTGTTTCCTAATGTGTGCCTACCGAGCTCGTAACGCCGCTCGTATTAATTAACTTGCTCGGTAGGACTTTTTTGGGAGATGACCCAGTTATTTATCCCAAGGCATAGCATCATCTTCTTCTTGTAAAGGTTTCGCCGCAGGCGCTTCCTCAGATGTAGATGATGTACCTTTGGCTAAATAATCTTGTATCTTATTACTGTCCTCGTACCCATTTGTTCCAGGTTCAATTTTGATCTTGGCTTGGAAAGGATTGTTAATCATTTCGTCCAAGGCACTAGCATTGAAACTGACATCGGTGCTTAACCCTAACGCTTTACGCCAAGCTTTAATTTTCCTAGCGGTTACGGTTACAGCATTACCTTCAAGAGTAAAATACTCCCAAAGTTTTCTATTAGAATGGCTTGGACCGAGTACTTGAAACTCGATTTCAACCATTGCATTTCCAGCTTTAGATGTTCTCTTTTCCCATTTGTTAGCAACTAATTCATAGTCGCCAGCAGGCATAGGTTTAAAGTCATCTTCTTGATCAGGCACTTCGCCTAACATTATTTCAAAGTCATCACTCATGATAAATTTAACTCCTCGCGAAGACATAAAGTACAACAAAGAAGGCCTTTGTATTTATACCCACCGTCTAAAATTTCTTCTCCACAGTGGTCACACAAAATCTCCTCTGACACTTTATGCCTCCGACAGATTTTTAATTGATTTTTTATATTCGTCGTAAAACGAATCCCATTTGAGTTCTATCTTATCTGGAAGAGGAACTCGTCTCTTCGCGTCAAAGGCGGGAGAGAACTTCGTAAACAACATAGGATCACCCATGGCAAGTGCCCTTGTCTGCTCGTTGAAGCCCTTCCCTTCTTTCACAGTACGAACTTGATGGTTCGCAAAGAAATTGAAATCGACCCATTCTCTAATAATAGAAGCTGTCTTGTTGTGCAACTTCAATTGATACCTATCATAAGGTTCTCTCTCTGGGTCGTTAAAAGTTCTAATATCTACATGCGAAAGCAAGATGACATTCATCTTCTTTTGGTCATGCAAGATATCCAAACCTCTTAAAATCTTTCTAAACTTTTCTCTAGCCGCGGTGTAGCCTTTACCATAAGTAATCTCTTCGATACCAGATACATTTTTTTCTTCACACACAGCTTCATGAGTAAGAATCTCTGCCCAGTCTGTAGTATCTAGGACAACTGTTTTACGGTCATGATCCATAGTGGCAAGTTTCTTTATGCAATCAATAATGTCTTGATACTTTTCACACAATGGAAACTTCTTAACATTTAAAAATGCTGTACCTTTCTCGGTACAAATAAAAACTGGATTAGGTGCTTGAGAGCCGAAGGTACTTTTACCTATGCCATCTACACCACCGATATTCATTCTCACTGGACCGGGCTCTAAGCCAGATAATAATTCATCTTCAAGACTTGGCATTGTTGTACCTCCCTGGAACTACTTCTGTACCTAATTTTTTCATGGTAGCAACAAAGTCTATTAAGAAATTAGCTTTGCCTTTGGTTCTAGCATGTGGTTCGATTTGATCTCGATAATAAAATTGCATGAGACTTTTGTGAGTCATGCCTGAGATCTTTGCAATATGAGCAAAACTCAAACCATCTGCTCTTAAATAATCTACTGCTTTTACAAAGTCATTAATATTGAAATAATGTTTTGCATAATAGTCGTAAGCATCGGCAAACAACTTTTCCTTAGACTCGCTTTGTGCGGAAGTCATCTCTATTTTTTTACTCATTTGGTTTTCCTCTTTTCAACAAAGCTGACGTATGGACGATCTGATATTTCAGTAGTCAAACCTTCAGCTAATTTATAGTAAT